TTTTTACATTCATTTTTATTAGTTTCTGTTGGTATCCAAGCACCAAAATGCAATAAGCAAATAGCAGTGTGAAATGCCATAGCTGTGGAATATTTATCTAAATAAAAATACATCCATCCTATATCTATAGCGTATCCTACTAAAGCTGCAGAACTTAATCCTATTATAGTATATTTAATTATATATTTAGGTATTCCTTTTAAAATAAAAGACACGCTGGACAATATAAATAGCGATAGAGTTCCTACACTTGGTAAATCATTATGCAAAGATTTAACAGGGTCGTCTTCAAAGGATTTTATAAAACACACAGGATCTCCTACGCCCCAAGACATTATTATTGCTGTTATAAGACCTAACAATATTCCAGAAGTAAATATACTTTTGTACTTATCTTTAAGTATTATACTTACATACAACAGTAATATACCTATGGCCGTAGAGAATTTCATTGTCACTTCTCCATCTATTCCAGATTTCAACTGATCTATATCAAACAGCCACCCTATTATAACTCCTATAGAAACTACTGCTAATACAATAGGGGAAAACTTACTAAAGTATTCTTGAAATGAATACTTCGTATCTATTAAGTATCTCCTAAGACTTGTTATCGCTTTCTTTGTCTTCGATTGGTTTTCCATTGAAGTTTTTTATAATAATATTCAAAATTTGCCTTGATATTTTATCAGCATTATTTTTTAACGTATCTCCAATATACGTAACTGCTCTCATAATACTGTCTGTTATAGATGCTGTAGCTACTTGTAAAAATGCGCATTTTTTCGCACTTAAAAATAAGTACTCACATCCTGCTCCCGCTATTATAGTGGCTCCCACTACACCGGAAAATACTAAATACATAAAAGTCATTAAAGATACTTTACTATCTCTAAATCTTATGGCAAACATTCCTCCTGTAGCACCTATAAGAACCTCTGGCAAGGTAAATTCAAGCATTTATAGTGTTAATTATTATAAAGGAGGTCGTAAAAACCTCCTTTATATATTATACGTTATTGTACTGCAGGTTGATTAGCAGAAGCTAACCAAGAATTAAGTGCGGTAGTTATTGCTGTTACCACTCCTGCATCAGCAGTAGGTACGCAAATTATCTCCTTTCTAGGAGTACCTACTAAAGTTCCGTTGCCAATTAATTGTGGTGTCTCATGCTCGATAACAAAAGTATCGTAGTTTTGACCTGCCACAAAAGGCGATGGGAATTCTATTATAGGATCTAAATCGTGAGATAGCGAATACTTTCTCTGTCCGTGAGTAGCTCTATATTGTATCTCTAACGTTCGGGATATTCCATCTCCTTCATCGGCTACAGATTGCTCTGCAGAATCCACTGTCACAAAATCGAATCCTGATGTTAGTCCTATATCTATAGAGTTTTTAACTTGCGGTATTCGATCTTTATACGCAAGTCTTCTGTCTAGAGCCATTACTATTAAGGCATCTGCTATACCACCTCCGGCGGTTCCAGCTGTAGCCAAATCTATAGTTAATAGAGTAGCTGTACCAGGCGCATACCCGGCATTAGTCACTGATGTATTTAGAGCGTCGATCTGCTCCTGAGTCATTACAATTCCTCTAACTCCTGATGAAGTATTTACTATTGGAACGAATCCGGGAACCAATGTGTTTATTACAGTTCCTCCACTAAGACCAGTAGTGTCTATAGCAAATGCTACTATAGGATAGTTACCTCTCAAGTGAGTTCTATCTATTGTTATAGCCTCAGAATTTCTGTTTAAGTCCCACCCTAAGTATTGATAGATCCAATCTACTGGTTCAGCAGTAGCTAAAGTAGTAAAGTTAGGAGTAACTCTAGAAATAGTTAGCTGTTTAGCTCCTTGCTGGGAGTAGATCTCATCCATATAGCGACCTCGTATAGTAGCTCTTAAACTATATTCTGTATTATTTAGAGCCGTGATCTGGCCGTTAGGACCTCCTAAAAACCAAGAAGAGAAAGAAGGCGCTCTGTAAGCTTGGTATCTAGCGACTACAGAATTTCTCCCATCTATGTCTCCAGTCTTCTCATACACTCTATTCCAGAGTGGAAACGCATTTGGGTTACCTGTAGGATCTGCTGATCCGTTAGTTCCTTGGAAAAAAGAAATAACTGGTGCTTCTGCTATAGTAGGAGTAGCATCTGTGGCCGTATAATAAGGAACAGTTCCTTGGTCGGACACAGAGAACAGTCCTAGTCTCCCATCGTTCAATTGAACTGGGTTAGGAGCTGTAGCAGAAGTCAACGTAGTTGCTCCGTCAGCGAGCAAAGTTTCACCTGTAGCCATAACTACAAAATTCTCTACTTTTCTAGGGTTGTTTTGAGTTGAAATCATTATTGATTAATTTATTAATATTCTAAAATTATTCCTGTTCAAATACTTTCTGGGACTTTAATTGCACGTATGTTGGGTGCTCTATGATTCCCGCTGCAATTTGAACAGCTATATCGACTACCTCTGAATGCATATGTTCGGGTAGTTCTGAATTTGTTTGTGCAGGAGTTGATCCATCTATGTAGGTGTATCCTCCAAAATATGTTTTTTGAGGAACCTTTAGATATTCTAATCTTGCTATACCTAATGTTAAGGTACCAGCATATATGTACATTGATCTTCCTGTGCCGGCAGACGATCTGCCAAAATTGTAAGGTATTAGATTCAACTTAGATGCTTCGTTGAACGGGTCATCTAATGTAAAATCTAAGTCGTCGTTTTGTATTGCCCTTAGACCTATTCTAGGATTAGGGTCACAATTAGCATCTATCACTTCAACTTCTCCTCTAGTAAAAAATAGATAGTCGAATGCTAGAGATGCTAGGGGTAGTTCGTATACACCATCTCCTAAGTCAGTAAGAGCTAGATCAGGTTGCAAAGGATGCTTTATATGTATGGTAGACAAATCGTCTACCCTCTTTTGATTTAGTTCAAATCCTAGTCTATGTCTCCTCTTAACCGCAACATTCCTGGCTTCGTTTATAAGCCAGTCTATTTCTGCTACATTAAAGTCTTCTCTAGATTGAGAGTCTACTTTATCTATTTTTAGCTTAAAGTCGTAATGTTGCTCTACGATAGTCATAATTTATATATATTGTATTGTTATATAGCTTTTTTAGCTTTGAGTTCATCCTGTAGTTCTTCTACTAGAACCTCCTTCTTAGGATTCATTAAGAACTCTATAGCTTCTTCTAGATTTTCTCCTAGTACTATTAAACCTTTTGGCCGTGGCCAGTTGTACCCTCCTTGCTTTTCATAAACTACTCTTGAGTCCAGAGCTTCTCTTAGAAGATACCTGGAGTTCAAATATTCCATTCCACCAGCTTCTTTTAACATTGAATACAAGTGTAAAAACTTGTCTATATTAGAATTGGCTGTGTATTTGGAGTTGTCTATGTAATCAAATAGTAAGTTATGTATTTGCTCTTCTGTTAAAACAGTTCTGGTAGAAGCTAGTTCTAATATATGAACAAACTTTCTTCTAGTAGGAAGAGTCATCTCTTTAGACCCAAGAGCTGTAAATGCTTTAGATTTAAGAGCTGTCTTCTGGTACTTAATTTGCTCAGACTCGTTCTCTAGTGCTATATAGTGCGTGGCTTTAGCCCACTTATTAGCTCTGTATTCTTCCTGAGAGTTAGCTACAGCCTTGTGATCCTGCATCATATGATACCCCACATCATCCTTCATTACGTTCATGCTGAGTATAGTAGTGCCATCTCTTAAAGACCATGTTTCCTTTTGGAAGAATGTTAAGTCTGACTCTTTTAAAGAATCCCCTTTTCTCCAAGGTCTGCTAGTAAGGTGTCCTTTTGGTAAAGACCACTTTAACTCTAGCTTATCTTGAAGAGTCATTGGTTTGTCTAGATTGTCAACTACTTGCTTTCCTTCGTGTTTCCACATTATATAAGAAAGCCCATTAGCAAGTTGACCTTTTTTGTGTGAATATAGAGCACAGATCTTATCGTTAGCTCTATCTCCGATTTTGTTTTTAGATATTCTTTTACCAGAAGAATCGTTAGACCATTGATCTAGTCCTATCATTGATTTTTTAGGAATAGAGTGTATGAACACTTTCTCATTAGAAATCGGTATTGGTAATAGCTCTTGGTAATTTATAGTACTTGTTTGTTTAGCTTTTTTTGTATCATTCATTTTGAGATTGTTTTAGCTTGTTAAATTCGTAATCAAGTCCTACGACGAAGAGAGGATCTCTCCTCTCCTCTAACCGTAGCATTATAGTTTTTTTTAGAATTGGTCGTCGAAGATGAGTTCTCCGTGCTTAGACGGGTCCTTCATCCATAGACCAGCAGATCCAGAAGTGAATATGTCGTATCCAGCTACTAGCTCTGAAACTGTTCCTCCTTGGACAGGGCCGTTAGGGCCATGAGTTCCAAGTTTAACACCATGCGTGAAAGAATCTTTCACTTTCAGCATCATAATGTTGTTCTCTGAACCAGAACTTCCTAAGTTAAGGAAAGTTATACGAGCTGATTCTATTGGAATATCTGGGAACTGCGGGTGAACTCTCTTGTTAAATTTACGATTATCGTAGATCGGATTCATAACAAGATCAAATGTTATACCATTAGGTCCTCGATATCTTGTGTACTGAGCACCAAACGCTAAATGAGGAGTTCCATTAACTATTCCAGTATTGGTGGTAAAGTGGTTATCTACCGTCAAGAAAGAAGAAGCCTCTGCAGCCAAAGCATCATGCAACATAAGTGAACCTAAAGTTGCACTCATGCCAGTTGTTTGTCTGTTTTCAAAGTCTTCTCTAGCAAAGAATATAGACATCAAGTAGTCTCTGATTCTAGTGGTTGTAAGAGGTCCGTTATAGAACTCTCTCCAAGAAGATTTTAACTGCTCCTGAAGTCCAGGCCCAGTTTTAATCCAGTATCCAGAATCAGACTCAATGGTTTGTTTCTTGCCATAAGTAAGAGCTGCTTCCATTCCCATATGTAGTTCGTCGTGCATCCGCGCTTCGTACATAGGCATAAAGCTTGAAATCTTACGAGTTTTACTAGTTCTTGGGTCAGTGTATAAAAATTCAACACCTAAACGTCCTTCGTTTCTCATAGCCTTATCTGTAACAGTAAGTTTCTGAGCGAAGAATCCTACTTGATTCTCCAATTTGAAGGAGTTAGGGGCCTGTTGAGTTCCCCACCATCTGTTGTACTCTGATTGGACAGAGGTCCAGACTTTGTCGAATTCTCTTCCTACAGACAATAATTCTGGTGGGAAGAAAACAGTTGGGTCGTCTCCTTGAATTTTTACATGGTAGATATATCCCGAACCTTCTTGGAAAGGTCCAGCTTGTATAGCGAGAGGGTATTCATTGTCCTCTCCAAACAATACATCTGGTTTAGCGTAGTAATCTAAGTCCAATTTGATTCGAAACACTTGTCCATTAATACCTGGAGTAGCATTACCAGCCTCAATATTCTCGACTAAGCGAGCTGACTTCTCCTGTGCGCCTTGGAGAGTCCAACGGTAAATTTCTTCAGGGATTTCTTTCACGCCACCTGATTTAGCTCCAGTCATTCCGATCAAACTCTTTCCTGTAAAGAATCGAGTTTGTGCAGAATATACTCTAGCTAAAGTTCCTTCAAATACGTGAGGTTTACCTGCGTCATAAGCATTACCTAGATATTGAGAATCAACAAAATTACCCAAAACCATCATAGTGTTTAATAATGAATGGAATTGAAGTTGTTGCCATTGTTATCTAATTTTTTTATAATTAGTTAGTTAAAATTGATTAAATACGGCTTCCCAACCGGGAGCCTTTTTAGTTGGGTTAGTCTTTCCGCTGACCTTCTCCTTTGAATTTATCTTTTCAGATAATCTATCTTTGAAGGTTTTGTTAGCAGAAGTTTTCCCTTTTCTTTCAAACCTTTTCATATCGAATCCTTTCTTTAGATCGTAAGAATCCATTAGTATATCTCCTAGTTGAGCTAAATGTTCAGGATTAGTTGATATTGCTTTTAACATCCTATTATAGTTGGTAGTAGTACCGTTATTATAAGATACTGGTTTGAAAAAGAAATCGTTTACTTTTCCTCTTCTTTTTTCAGAAATGAACTCACTTGTAGTGATAGCTGTCGCAAGAGATTCTTCTTGCTGTCGTCTAATCTCATCTCTTTGTTCTTTTTCTCTCTCGGTCTGAGCTGCTCTTTGTTCGGCAGCTTCTACATCTAGATCTTTTAGATCATCTAAGTATATCTGAGCGTCCTCCTCTATAGTGTCGAGGTCTATCATTTTATTTATGATCTTGTCTATCTTGTCTTGAGAGTATTTGGTAGTTCTTTTATAGTACTCATCTATAACCTTCTTTTGGTTAGAGAGCTTACTTATATCTATAGAACCTAAATTTATAGATGAATGCACATCTATGAAGTCTTGAAGTGTTCCTCCAGCATTTAAGTGTCTTACTAGAGGAAGAGCTTCATCTGATATAGATGACATTATACTATTTCTAATAGCTTCTACTTTAAGTTTGTCTGATTCTACGAATACTTTCTCTAATTCGTCTGAAGATCCATCAAACTCAAAGTCGTCTGGAACTATGATAGATCCGGACTCTTTTAGAGCTTCAAAGTATGCTTTATTTAAGTTTATAGTAGCCTTGTCCTCATCAGGTGTACTAGTTTTGGTATCCCCTTCATCGTCAGATACATTAGTCCTCCTAGAGTCATTATCGGCATCAAGATCGCTACTATCAGAATCTCCAGTATTGCTACTAGAACTATTATCGCCATCATCAGTATTGTCGGAATCATCGCTAGTTTCAGCAGATTTATCAGGATCATTTCCATCATTAATTGGTTTATCGTCGTCTATAGTAATTTGATGTCCTTCTAGTTCTGCTTCTTGGAACACCATGACTTTCTCTAAATCATCTAAAGTAAAGTCGTCTTTATTTTCAGCCATTATTATTTACTAGTGTTTTTTTGTTTAGTTTGGTTTCTTTTAATTGTTAGTTCTTTTTCTTTTATCTCTAGTTCTTTACGTCTGAACTCTTTGTCTGCTTCGAACTTCGCCACTTCTAACTGATCAGGTATATTGTTATTATTAACGTCTTGATCTTGTTGGAAAGCAAACGACTGTATTTCCGCAACTCTAATTTTAGTATCCATTTCAAGCTCTTTGAGTTCTTTTTCGTGGGCTTGCTGATCTTCTTGAAGCTCTTTCTCAGCTTGTATTTGCTGCTGAGCTATCTCTTGTTGTTGTGCTACTTCTTGCTGTTGTCTAGCTTCTGCTTCAGACTCAGACTGTTCTATTTGTCTAGTTAGCTGTTCAGTAGAATCTAGCTTCAACATCTTAATAATGTCAGAGAATTTGGCTTTATCGTTCTGGAGAAGTGGTTGAGCCAACTCTTGTAGAGTTCTGAATATCTCATTCTCTCTAGAACTGTTGATCATGAATACTCCTAAATCTGTATTAGTTAGCTCTCCTGGAGATATATTTAAAGTCTCCATAGAAAAGTCATCTAACACATATTGTGCCATCAAAGGTTTATCTTTGTATAAAGCTTGTGCGCATTCTACCATAGACTCTAGTATACTCTCCCATAATTTATCGTGTGGATGAAAATATACAGCTTCTGTTATGTGCGACGAAGCTTGTATAGCTTGTCTATTATTTCCTACTGTTTCTGTAGGGGATCCTTGTCCTTCTCTTTGCCTTGTTATACCAGCTACATCAGATATTTGCTGGTCTATAGCGTCCATTAGTTGCACATAATTTAATATATGTTGCATATTAGATCTGCTAGTAGAGCCGGCTATCTTACCTCTCTGGTGTGCTCCTGGCAGTTCAGCATTCTGTAAAGGATTAAAGAAGTCTATATCCATCTCTTCCAGATAGTACAGAGTCTTTTCTAAGCTCATCTTTTCTGGTAGCATGGAAGTATCAAAGTGGAATACCTGTCCTTTGTCTTTAGCTATAAGTCTCTTTAATTTATGAACTGTTATAAAGTATAAGAACTGAAAAGGTCTCATTCTATCCATTAAAGACACTGGACTTGCATTCATTGAGTTGTATACTAATCCGTGGTAACCTAATTTAACTTTCTTAGGATTGTTAATAGATCTATGTTGGTATGGTTTTGGTCCCATACAACAGTATATGTCTCCGTTTATTCTAACAGCAGACCATACTTCTGGTATCCAATCCCACTTTAGTTTAAATTCGTCCCACATCCATATAGTAGTCTTTTTATTGTACTGTCCTATCTCTGTAGTTTTTACAGCATGTGGCGGTATCTGAAAGTCTTCATTTACTAGAACTATCTCTTCTTCTTGAAATTCATTTATGAATGATACGAATCCTACTTTCTTTTGGCTTACCCATTCTAAATGAACTACTGGTACGTCATATTGAAAGTCTGCTCTACCGTAAGCTCCTTCTTCTCCACTATTATATAGATCGGCTTCCATCTTTTGGAATATGTCTATATTGTGGTACTTCATACTTTTAGATATAAGATCTTTATCTGCTCCATGTATAGACTGTAGTTCTCCTTGAATCTTCTCTATGTCGTCGTTCTTTAAGAACTCTCCGAACTTATCTAAGATGTCTCCAGAACTCATCATAGTTCTGTAACCAGCAAATAATGAATCTTGTATGAATTTAACGTCTGGCGATTTATGGTAAAATACGCCAAGAGGGTTCAATATCTCTAGTGATAAATCTCCTCCTACTACACCTACGTAACAGAACTCTCCTCCTGCTATAAGTCCATGTTTAAATCCATCGTTCTTTTTATCCTTTATGTTTTCTTTTCTTACTAAGTACTTGAGAAGATTAGAGCCTAAGATTTCTCTAGATTCTCTAAAAGTAGTTCTCATGTACTTTTCTATCATTTCTGGCGGCATCACTTCATTTAGTCTTGCCTGTGCTGCCTCCTCTATTTCTTGCTGTGGAACTCCTTGAAGAGATTGCATTACTTTTTGTCTTTCTATGTCTACTACTGTAGTTACATACTCTCTAAGTAATCTATTCTTCTCTTCTAGTTTAGATCTTATTCCCTCTTTGTTGGTAAGTACAACCTTATAGTTAAACGGTCTTTTTAACTCTTCTCCTAACAAGACTTGTATCTTGTTAGGCATCTTGTTGTACGCTTTTATAGAGTCTTTAAATTGTCCTACCTCTATCCCTAATGGATTACATTCTCGTTCAAAGTCCTTTTGGTCTATAACGTTGTTATATAACCTGTAGTTAGCTAACATTCTATGATAGTTAGTGTCGCTGTTATGGCCCGTAGAATCTCCATCTTCGTAGGTATTATATATAAAGTCCCTGTCATCAGCATAGTTAGAGCAAAGATAGTCCACCATATCTCTGGCCCACTTAAAGTCGCTTTTTGTTTTCTCTTTTAGAGATAGTCTTTGCTTGGGGAATTTACCGCTAGGTGAATGTACACTCATACCTAATATTTAAATAATGTTTTATTTTTGATTAAAAAGTTCATTACATTATCTAGCTTTGCTTGTTCTGATAATGCGTTCTCATATTGATTATGAGTTTCTTGTAGACCTATTATACATCCTGCAAATCCCATTATACGGTCAAAGTTTCCATCCCAGTGGAATGATATAAGCTCTTGTAGTAATCCTGGGTCAGGTATTCTATCTAGGTTACGTACTATTATTTCCCCGTCGCTGTTTCTCTCTTCTAGTAGCCAATCCCTAACATATTGTAGAGCTTCACGTTTAACTGCTTTATTTGATATTGGATAGCCGTATATATTAGGCCCTGCTCCATCAAATGACGCTTTTTTAGTTAATACTGTTCTAGGTTGCTTGGCTAATAACCTTAATTTCTTTTGCTTTTCGAAGTACTCTTTTACGTTTCCTACCATGTTCTCAAAGTAGATTTTAGCTTCTCCATAGAACATAGATAGTTTAAGTAGAGTCTCGTTGACTACGTCCCTACCTTGGAACGGTCTTCCTATATAAGAAGCTACGATTTCGTCGTGCCCATACTGTATGGGATGCTTCTTAGTCTTAAGAACATATATACTAGCTAGTGACTCTCCTGTTTCAGAATCAGATGCTATAGGATCATGTCCTATTATATACAGTCCTTCTGGCACTTCTCCGTTGTCGTCTGTTAGTGGAAACTCATATATACATACAGCTCCTTCTCTATTAGATCCTTTATATGGAAATGCATTTATAGGCTTATCTTTGGTATTTATCTTGTAATTTACTCCGTATTTAGTTTCTTGGTCGAAGTACAGATTAACTACTTTCTGAGATAATCCTACCATATCAAAACTCTCTACTGTAGACAGCCTCTTTTGTAGTTCTACTACTGGGAATATATTGCCAGATTTAGATAAAAATACTTCAGATGGTTTTAGAGGGTGGTATACTATAAAGTTATCTAGAGCTAATGAGTCTCCTTTAGATCCACTTAGCTTCTCTCTTTCCTTCTGGTAGTATTCTATAGCTCTTTGCTCAGCTTCTACAGTAGTCCAACCATCGTCGTTCTTGAACTTTTGGTTAGTCTTACTAGCTGGCATGAATACTCCTATATTACCTCTGTTTTCCCACTCGTCGTTGAACACTAAGCATTTATAATCAGATGGATTATAGAACATGTATTTGGCATCTATACCTGATTCTCCTTCGAAGTCTCCTCCTGTTCCAACCATTAGTAAAGATCCAAACTTATTTCCGTCTGTTTCCATAACATCTACACACGCTGAGTAAGCATCTCTAGCTTTAGGAAACATACCAATCTCATCATATATCATTACAGAACAACGCTCTCCTTGAGCTGCGAACGGATTGTCTTTAAACGTTCTGTTCTTTATTGTAGATCTAGAACCTAGAGTTCTCCAAGTTCCTCCTACCTTCTTCTTGTACGCAGCTATCAATGATTTGCCAGTACTTAATGATCCACTAGTCTGTGGATAGAATGGAGAAGGGTATCGCCTACCATTTATCTCCATAGCTCCTGGTAAGTAATCTATGCTCATCCAAGTTTTGTTCAAGGTTCCGGTAGAGTACTTAGCGTCTCCTGCACCCATTATGGAGTTAGTACGTGGGTGCTCTTTGCTCGGATTAACTAGATCTAGTTTATATTCATCTAAGTCTGTTACTCCGTCAAATATAAATTCGTGAGCTATTATATTACCTGCTATATATGACTTACCGAATCCACGACCAGCTAATAAAATCATATTCTGGCATTGGTTAAAGTATAATGGTTTTCCCATGCTTTGAGGGAATTGCCAAGTTAAATACTCTCTAGCAGATATGTATTTCTTTCTGTTTCCATCTTTATCAAAGAAGTTGTCGTACTTCTTTTGTATAATATTACCCCATGAGTCTTTACATTCGCGTAGTATATCTTCATCAGAATACATCTCATCTATTAGAAGCCTGTTACACGAAAAGGTCTCGTCTAACTCAAAGCCAGAGAAACCTCTACATTCTTCCCAATATCTATATATAGTTCATTCAGTATCTCTAAGCCAAGGTCGACCTAACTTACGTTGTTTAGTAACTGGGTCCGTTAACTCTATTGTGCCTAGATTTACATAAAAGAAAAGTCTCCCGGGCATCCAATACCCCGAAGACCAATATCCTTCAACGTTATATCTCCACATATTGTCCCAGTATTCTCGATAATCTCTAGATGCTGGGTGGAATTGCGGAATTTCCTTTATTAGGAACTCATTCCTACTTATCATTTTTCATGATTGTTATTTTTTAAACCAGTATGACCCAACCTTTGCGCTAAGGTAGTGATTTCAACACCTATGTAGACCTTTGACAGAATTCGCGATTCTCTCTCCTTTCTAAACAGGGCCTATTTCAGACCTAGTGTTAAGATCTCTATGGTTTTACAGGCATACTGGGCCTTTCGGCGTTCTTTAGTTTCTTTTTTTATCTTTGTCTTGGATCAGGCGGTAAGAAGTTTGGCACTTCTTCATAGCTAAGAGTACATTCAGACATCAATATAGCTGATGCTACTGATACTGCATGTTCTACTGCTAGCCTAGATACCATTGCTGGATCTATTACTCCACTAGCCACTAAGTCCTCTACTTTGCTAGTGTTAGCATTATATCCTATATTAGAGTTATCTTTTTCTTTATGTTTAGCACTTCCTACTAAAGCATCCCATAATGGTATATTTACTCCGGCGTTATTAAGTATAGTCTCATACGGAGATCTTAATGCTTTAGATAACACTGGACATGTACAAGAGGACACTGCATTATTGTAAATGGTACCTCCACCTGGTACGATACCTTCTTTAAGAGCAGCTCTAGTCGCGCAGATGGCGTCATCTACTCTATCTTTCTTCTCTCTCAACTCCACTTCTGTAGCGGCTCCAACATGTATGACTGCGACTCCTCCTGATAATTTTGCATATCTGTCTTTTAGTTTTTCTACATCGAAATCGCTATTAGACGGATTATCTAATCGTCCTTTAATCTCTTCTAGCTTTTTATCTATCTCTTCTTTCTTTCCTTTAGCTCCTATTATAGTAGTTTCATTTTGTCCTACTATAACTTTATCCGCTTCTCCTAAGTGATTTAAGTCTATGTTATTAGTACTTAGTCCCACATCTTTTGTGACATATGTAGCTCCTACTACAGTTGCTATATCTTCCATAATAGCTTTTCTATACGATCCGTACCACGGTGATGTAGTAGCACACGACTGCAGTTTGCCCATCATCTTGTTCTGGACGAGCATATTCAATGCTGCCAACTCTACAGAGTCAGCTATTATAAGTAGAGGTCGTCCTTCTTTAGCGACTAGCTTCATGATTTCAAAGATCTCTTCGTCAGTTCTTATCTTTTTATCTGTTACTAGTATATAAGGATTCTCTAGCTCGGCCACTCTTTTGATGTGGTCTGTTACAAAATAAGGACTAATCCATCCTTTATCGTACTGTAATCCGTCTAGTTTAGTAGAGTACGTATTAGTAGTCTTTGAATTCTCTACTGTTATAACTCCGTCTTCTCCTATTTCAGCAAATGTACTAGCTATTAGAGATCCCATTTCTACGTCATTGTTGGCTGATATGATTGCTACTTCTGTTAGCTTAGTGTCGTCACTTTTAATATCAATAGAGTTATCTCTTATATGAGACACTACTTGAGTCAATCCTTGTTCCATTGATCTCTTGATATCAATTGGATTGGCTCCATTTTCTATCAGTTTAGTTCCTTCTTTTATAAGTGCTTGAGCTATTACTGTACTTGTAGTAGTTCCGTCTCCAGCTAGATCTCCAGTCTTAGCAGATGCTTGTTTAATTATATCTGCTCCTAAATTTTCTACTGGATCTTTTAACTTTATGTGTTTGGCTACAGTAACTCCGTCTTTAGTTACATTAGGTGTACCATGTGCGTTCTCTATAACTACGTTTCTTCCTTTTGGCCCAAGAGTGCATTTCACTGCATTAGCTACTTTGTCTACTCCTGTCATAAGTTTATCTCTAGCTTCTTTATTAAAATGTACTTCCCTAGTCATCTTTAGTTAGCTTTTAATTTTTGTATGTCTAATACTTCTCTATCTTCTTGGCAGTCTCGTACTTCCATGTCGCATTCTCCTGCTAACATAGTTTTCTGCTCTTCTTCTCTCCTTTTCTCTCTATGCCATAGAGCTACTCCTTCTTGTAGCCATATTCTAGCATCTCTAATATGTTGTCTAGCTTTAGACACTTCAGAGTTTATATATGAAAACCGTAATTCTTCTATCTTATCTCTGTATACTTTAAGTATTTGTAAAAGTTCTTCATATGTTTTTATTGTTTGTCGCTCCCCTCTAGAATACATCTCATCCCAGGTTTCTTTATTTACTAATGAAATCTCTTCATCGCTAGTGGGTGCCGCAGTCTCTTTATCTTTCATTTTGTTTAGTTTTTGTTTTATCTTTTATTTCTCTGTCTATTGGGTATTTATGTCCTGTATTTATCTTCTTCACTACTTGCTGTGTATAAGTATCATATATTTTACAGTAGTTAAGCTCTGGATTATGCTTTATATCGTCATATCCTTTTAGAGCTTCTGCTACAGATGGATATGATCCATGAAATGTTATCGTATCTCTGAAGAATCCACTAGCTAATACAAATCTATTATAGGAATGAGTGACATCATCTTTATATACTTCGTTATAAAAGTCCATGAATGTACCATACGAATATTTATTGAAGTGCTTCCCCATTATATCAACTATCTTATCATACTTTACTTTGTATTTCTGTAGCTTTCTATAATTCTTATATCTTTGGTGTTTAGCTGATGAGGCATAGTCTAATGCTTCTATATTTTTTCCAAAGTCTTCATACATTTTAGCAAATCTATTGTTTGCGTCGCATACTGCTTCATACTGTATCTTCATTGCTTGGTATTCTCTAGCAGCAGCAGTAAGATCAGCATTCTTTTGTCTAAGTTTGTCAGACATCTTAATTATTCCATTGATTAGATCTGAGTTATTGTAGTATGAAACTCCATCTAACTTTAGTAATGGTATTGAATGTCTTTGTAAAGTTGACATATATTCTATATTTTTTCTTCTTATTTCTTTACACTCTTTAAAGAGCCAAAGTAAGCCGGCAAAGGAAACAGTACAATCTACTTAAAGAATTGGCTTGCCACTGTCACTAAGTACGGCCTACTAAGTACTCTAAAAAGAACCTTTTTAATTATGCAATCCGTAGCTATGCTCCCGGAATTACTTCTTTATTGTTGCCCTGCCCGGTATCGAGCCGGGGTATACGCACCTAAGATGATACGCAGCGAATCAATTCAGGGCAATATCTTTACTTGGAAAAATCCATAAATACTACAGTGCAACTTATTAAAGGCTCTCCATCCTTTCGCCACTCAACTGCTCCCAGATCTATGTTTTCTGTATATTCCATTGTAATATCTTTAGAATACTGCATCTGCCTCGTGGGTTATGGGGGACTGAGGCAGACACAAATATATTTTAAACTGCCGCTAGTTCGGATTTGCGGACTTTTTCTGAGGTAGTATTGTAAGTACTATCCTTGGCAAGGAAATCTTTTAGATCCGAAGCTCCTTGCTCTGTTGGTTTATCGCCAGTTAAATTTTATTGGAGTTCTAATTGGACTCGAACCAATTTCTACGTATTATCTACATGTTCTTCCCTAGAACGCTAGAACTCCTTGTGCAGCCACTACACTTACTGCTAAGTTTCGTTGCCTGCTTCTTTATTGAAGATGTGGTAGGATTCGAACCTACAGAGCACGATGGGCCGCTATCCCAACTAACCGTCGCTAAGGTGCTCATCTCCTTAGTGTGTTTACCATTTTCCACCACACATCTTCTGTGTACGACCGGGATAACCCCAATCCTATTACATGTGAAATTATTATACGCAAGATCTGGATTCGAACCAGTTACCGCCTCGATCTTACGAGGGAGCCGAGCCATTCCTATCGGCATCTATCTTGCATAACTAGTTTATTTTTGAACAAATTTAATAGCTCCGTCATCATCTACTTGATTATCTCCACCGATGTGTTTAGGATACCCTGTATCTCGGTTTTCTATTTTGTCTACTTGGTAGATGTCTGAGTTTACTGCTGTAGTTCCAGCGTAATAGACTTTATGGTTTCCGTGTATCTCAAGTCCAGAGAACGCAGCGTTAGTATTGATCTCGTCTATGGCTGCTTGAGTCGGGTTTTTAATTATTATGTACATATTATACTATAGTTTTTATGAGTCCATATGATATAGCTATAACAGCTATAATAGTTAGATAATGTACCCAGTATTTATTTATATGCTCTTTAATAGCTTCCATTAAAATGGTATTATGTTGTACTGAAGTCCTACTCCTATGTAAGGTCGTAGTCCATCTTTGGTTATTGCGTACCCAGAACTTATTCCTAGCCCCCATTTACGTTTTCTAGGAACATATCTATAAGTTTTTACGGACTGGCTTTGTGAGTAAGGGTTTAAAGATTTAACTGTAGTGATATACTTATCTGGTTTAAATATTTTGCTTTGTACTGATTGTATCACCATTAGAGAATCTCTTACTGATATATCGTACGATGTTCCTTTAATAGTAGCATCTGATGATATGTCGACCCAATCGTCAGAGAACCTTCCAGTGATAGTGTACAAGTCAAACAAGCTGAGTAAGCTGTCCGGCACTGTTTGTATTGTTGTCGGATTAACAGTATCTTTGACTGTCACTACTGAAGGTACTTCTAACTGTATCTTCTTAACGTCGCTTATAGTAGCTAGTCCTGATACTTTACCTTTTATTTTCTTTAAATCTATGTTTATTTCTTCTAGTTTAGCTTCTAGAGACTCTCTGTTGTTTGTAATAGCGTCTAATTGCACTGTAGTGTGCCTATTTAACTCGTCTCTATATTGATCTATTTGTTCAGTTCTTGTGTCTAGCTCGCTTACAATATCTGATTTAAGTGATCTTATTGTTCGTTTGTTATCACAATGTTGAAACACTAGTAGTATAGCTAACCCTAAAGTTAATAAGTTACTTTTTAGCAATTCTATTACTTCCATTATCCCATTATTTTTTCTTTGTAAGACTCCTCTACGTCTCCTTTGGTAGTTCCTGCAGATCCTTTGTTAGAGTTATAGTCTTCTAAAGCTTTATCCAAAGAAGCTGCTAGCTTAGGAAGTTTGTCTAAGATCTTCAAGTGAAGATCAAACGTTTCTTCTGTTATTTTTACATCGTCAGCGAACTCTGTAAGTTCGTTATATTTTGTCTTCCAGAACGCTAGCAGCCTACCTTTAGAATCTAGTGTTATATTTTTAAATAATTTCTCTTCTTTTTTATATTTCTTCCAGTCAGTCTTCTCATTCATCCAATCCTTGTTGACTATAGTTTCACAGTCTTTCCTGTTCATGTCAAAGTAATCTGACTCTGGATGGTTCATAAGAGCTAGTCCCCACATTATCTTAGAGGAGCCGTCTCTTCCTTTCTTCTCTATTAAGCTGTTAAATGCAACTTCTTGTTGCGGGTACATAGCCCAATAGTTAGTTTTTAGATCTATAGTGAATCCACTCATGTTTTAGTATTTAAAGGGACATGAGTGGGAGACTAAGCTCCCACACAGCCCAAAAGAAGGGAAATATAGTTCTTATCTGTATCTTTGTATAATCTCTTTGACTTTCTGAACAATCTCTTTTAAGTCTTTGATTACTGCCCAAGGCTTCCACCATCTTGCGTTTTCTAAGCAATTCTTGATAAAGAAGTAAAGTCCTTCTATCTTAGATACTAGATCTTTATTGTTCCTTACTTCGGCTTTTAGCATGTTCTCTACATCTGCTTTAGTAGATGTCTTCTTCTTTACTGGTTTTGTCTTTGGTCTTTCTGTTCTAACAACAACATCTTTTATAGATGTTTCATTAGTTGATTTTCTGTTTCTCTTCTTCATAATTTTATTTTTTAGCTAGTACGAACATTGGTTCTACTAGTATATATCCTTCATGTTTGGCTTTTGGTTTAATAACTGGAAAATAATGATTTCTCTCAGCTATTGAGCTTGGATGAACCATAATAGTGTCGCCAACTTCATAACTATGGTTTAGCTCTTTCATTTGAGCTTTAGCATTCTCAGAGATCTTTAGTATTTCTCCTACGTTAGAGTACATGAACTTTCTGTCTTGTATCTCTACTGCCATATGTCCTCCTTCTGAGACATGATCGTAGTCTGGCCTTATCAATCCAGACTCATCTTCTTCAACTTTGAACTCTTGTTGCTTTACAAGTATTCCTTTTTGAATTTCTGCTTCTAATGGATTAAAGTCCTTGATCATTTGTCATTATGATTTTCTCTTCTTCTATTTCCGGTTCTTCTGTTAAATATTTAACCATTAAATCTTCTAGTTTTTGTTGGTTCTCTTTACTAATGAACTCTACTAGGTTTAATGTATTAGCTAGTTGGTGAGCTTTTCTTGATTGTATCTCCAGCTCTACTAGTCTTTTTTGGTCTTGTCTGCTTAGATTTTCCATTTTGTATAAATTTTTCTGCTGTTTCCTTAAACTTGCTTAACATAGCAAGTTTCTTTTTATTTCTTTCTACGTAGTGTCCTCCTTCTATTAAAGGTTTAACGTCTCGTTCTATCGCTCTAACTACTGTCTTTAAGTAGATCTCTAGCTTTCCGAACTCTTCTAGCTCGTATTTAGCTTTAGTAGGATTAGCTGTCCATCTTTTAATATCTCTGAACACTCCTTCCTGTACTACATGCTTTACTACTTCTTCTTCTAAGTTAAGATCCTTTGCTGTCTTCTGGTATATCTTGTCCAGATTCTTCTTTATCATAGCTAAACTTTATATTTATGTTGTAGCTCTTTCCTTCTTTAATAGCTTTATCTAGAAGCTCTACAGTTTTTGATATGAAGACTCTAGGATAACGTACTCCATCTTCATCGTCTCTTAGAAAGCCTTTATTGTATATGCTTCTAATAGCTCTATCTAGATTCTTTCTAGATAAGTTAGTCATAATAGGTAGTATCTTCTTCTTAGCTAGCGGTCCAAATCTTTTATCTTTGAACTTCTCTGGAAGGAGTAAGAAGTTTATCAGCACTTCTACTTCTGTAGGAGATAGTTTGTGTTTGTTTAGAAGTCCTACTATATTTAGGTATTTCCTAAGAACTTCTTTCTTACTGTTGTTTTTGAAGTTTACTGTCATTTTCTACTAGTTTGAATACTCTACAAGGACACCTGAAGTATAGTACTAGAGTGTCGATCTCTACGTCATTAAAGCTCTTTATAGGTAATTGTACCTTTGTAATTTCTGTGTCCGTCTCCGGAACAGATATACGCTTGTTATGTGTGTACTTCGGTGCGGCACAACTAATTAACATTAATATTATTGCAACTATAAGCTTTTTCATGATTATACTTTTGGAAGGCCGTGTCTGAATATTCGTTCAGCTTCCATCTGGTCTGTGAAGTAATATTTACTCTTTTTGTTGGTATTACTGTCTGCCAGAACTACTAGCCTTTCTCCTATATCTTTGATTCTATCATTTCCTCTTATTTCTACTCCTATTATCCTTTGTTTCTTTCCGTCAATCTTTACAACATGCCCTACATAATCCATGTAGTCGTTGTCTACTACCTGTCTGTCTAGTCTTATTACGTGTGCCGTGCCTTTTCCTCTTAGTTCTGCGGTATATTCAGATTTAAACTTTCGTATACCTTTTGGTTGTGCTTGGGGTATTCTCTTTTTTTCCATTGTTTAGTTTGTGGTCCTTCGCTCCGCTTCGGAGAGTTTTTAATAGCTCACTTTGTTCGCTCAACCCCCGGAACTCCGTTAGCACTACGTTCCATTACCCCCGACCGGATCGTGACTGGGAAAC